TCTCTGACGTTTGTTGTGCGCAGGAAATGCCAACCGATGTAATCGACGGCCGGATGTTCAGGACCGGGTTGAAATCGAGATAGGTGTAGATCCCGCCCGCAATTGTCGAGACCCACGATTTTGCGTTACCCAGATGGATCCTTTTGGCCGACGTGGGCCATTTGCCTGCCCCGGTGATCGTCGCGTTGCGGTCGAACACAAACACGCTGTCGGCCGCAAGCGCTGGTGTCGTGGGGAAGGCGTAGGTCCCTGCAGGGACAAGAATCGCCGGGTTGCCATCTGCTTGTGACGCAGCGACAAACGCGGCAGTGTCGTCAGCTGTCGTGCCGGCGCCAAAGTCGGTGACGGAAACCAGGCCCTTCTCGATGTTGATGTTGGCCGTCCCGTCGAAAGGCACGCCGTTGATCAGCCGTGGTGTCTGCAGGCGCACCGCTGCGGCGGCGAGCTCGGCCAGGCCTGCGGTGTTCGCGTAGGTGGCAGTGTTCGCGTTGTCGGCCGACTCGGCCAGCGCCGCCCACCTGCTGCGATCAACAAGCTCCTGCACCAGGTACAGGGTCTGCAGGTCTGCTGTGTTCAGATCCTCGGGGTGGAAGTTGGAGCCGTCAGTCCACGGCACCAGCTGGGCGCTGTCCGGGGTCTGCCGCAGGATGAACAGCGTGCTGCCAGTCGCCGGTGCTGTCGTCAGCTGGACCCTGGTGTTGCTGACCCAGGTGAATCCCGCTGGGCTGGTCAACTCCTGCTCGATGGTGTTGGCGAAGTAGTCGAACCCATACCCAACCCGAACATGGGATCGGTTGAGGTATGGAAACGGCACGTCGAAGCCCTTGGTGCTGCCGTTGCCGCTGTAGGAAACGTAGGAGAGGGGCACTTGCTCTGCACCGTTGCAGATCCATTGTGCCCCTCTCCAGCGCCAGCGCTACCTCAAGGCGGGCTGGCCCAGGGCCTCCATCAGATCCTGCAGCCGGTCGGTCTGCTGGGTGAACTGCTGCTCGGCGATGGCAGTGCGCTTCTGGCGCCAGTCCTGGGCGGCTGGGGTGTCGGATGCGTTGAGCTGATCGAGGGTGAGCAGGGAGTAGTGGTCGTAGATGCCCTGGATCATCCGCGATGCGGCCTGCTGCCGGCGCTGCGATGGCGGCATGTCGCGCACCTCCAGGTCGGAAGTGGTGCCGGGCTGGTCCTGCATCCGCTGGTACACCGGATCGTTGAACAGGCTGGTGAAGGCCTCCACGATCGTCTTGCCCTTGACGTGCTTGCTGAGGAACGGCCCCAGGTCGATCGTGGCCGAATCGCCCGCCTTGGTCACCACCACGCCGGAGCCGGCGAACTGGCTGCGGAGGTCGATCGGGATCTCCTTCTTGAAGCTGAAGGTGACGTTGACCTTGCGGCCAGCCAGCTCTGCGCGGGCCTCCAGGGGGATGCTGCCCTTCACGGTGCCGAAGGTGTCGTTGTACTCCTTCTGCAGCTCTGCAGACATCGCCACGCCCTCCAGCCGGCGGGTGAGCAGCGGCAGCGGCAGCCGCAGCTGGCCCTGGGCATCGAGCTCGGCATAGACCCGCTGGTTGGCGCGGGGCCACATGCGGGGATGGAAGCGGCTCTTGAGCGCTTCCTTCCAGTCGGCGCCGAACTCCAGCTGGATCGGCTGGCCCAGGAAGTCCTGCTCCTTGCGTGGTGCGCCGCCGGGGAGGCCCAGCAGGGGGATGGTGCCGTAAGCGATGGCCCGCAGGGTCTTTAGTGCCTTGGCCTCGAAGGAGTCATCGCCCAGGTAGTAGTTCTCCTCTGCCAACGGGTTGCGGGACTGGTACAGATCGGCAGGCCCGTAGCCCGTGATGCGCTGCAGATCGCGCATCGGACCGCTGAACGCCATCTGGCCCTGCGCCAGCCAGCCAGCCAGCCGCGACATGCCGGCTTCTGGGTCCATCATGGCGTCCACGATTCGCAGGAGCTGGCCAAAGCCCGTCTGGCGGATCAGGTTTGTGGTCAGCAACTGGGCCGTCATCCACCAGGCGTTGTGCTGATCAAAGTTGGAGTACCCGCCCGTGATCAGCGTTTCCTTGATGTCCTTCCACAGGAATAGGGTGTTGAGGACCGGGAGCCCGCCCAGGTAGGGGATGCCGGCGATGCTGTTGGGCTTGCGGCCTTCCAGAAGCCATGCGCGGCGGGCGCTGGGCTCAATCGGGCCGTTGCCCTCGATCAGCCCGGCCATGTCCAGGCCGGCGAACAGGGTGAACAGCCCGCCGGTCATCACCCAGCCGGCCTGGACCTTGGAAATCTGCTCCTTGGTGGGGTTGGGGCCAAAGAGCACCTGGACCGTCTCGGCCAGCGGGCCAAAGGACAGCCGGGTGTCGAAAAGATGGTTCATGAATGGCGCCCGCCAGTACGGCGCCAGGCTTTCGAGCGCCCAGTGCTTGCGAGCTGCCATCACTGATTCGTCCACCTGCCCGGCGAGGGTGCCTGGTTCTGGGGCGTTCTGCATCCGGTTCGCCAGGCTGTAGTCCATGGCGGCCTGGGCCTCGGGTGTGTCGAGCGTGGGGTAGCCGTAGGTGTTGCGTGCGCGATCGGCCGTGATGATCGAGCGGATCTCGTCGTCGCTGATGTCGCCGCCCTTGAGCTTGTGCTGCCGGCGGAAGGCCAGCACGTTCTCCTCGGTGGGCGCCAGCTGGTAGAAGGCGTTGTCCAGCTGCTTCTCCACCCACTCCTCACGGCTGCGCTGGTCGAACAGGCCCAGCTGCGCACCGTCGCGGCGCGCCTTGATCTCCAGGTCGTTCTTCAGCTTGAACAGGAAGGCGTCGTAGCCGAGCACGCTGTCGGTGGCGCTCATCGCCCGCAGTGCCGGGGTGAGCACCTCATGCCGGCCGGTCCAGTGGAAGGCAAGCATCCGCACGGCGGCCTGCTGCTTGTGGACCAGCATCGCCCAGTTGATGGGGCGCAATGGGCCGCCGGGATACCACGGCTGCTGAAGCGTGGCCTGCACCTGGGCGAGCAGCTGATCGTTGCTGCTGGCCCGGGGCCCGTAGGTGTCGAGGTTGCCACCGAACGGTGCATCGCCACGGAAGAAGGAATCAGCCGCCAGCTCGCGCCAGGCACGCCGCACCCCGTCGTGGGAGTATTTGGCGCTCTCCCACGCCACCCGCAGCCCCTCTCCAAACGCTTCCCGGCTGAACCGTGTGCCGTTGGGGGTGAGGTTGCCGATGTTCTCGAACGCCTGGTGGGCAAAGCCGTGGGTGTTGGCCAGCCAGGTGCCCATGAGGTTGGCCCGCACCTGGCTGCCCAGGTTGGTCAGCTGGGCGTCCTTCACCAGCGCATTGCCAAAGCGCATGTGGGTGTTGGCCCAGCCCTTGCCCAGGGTGACGTTCGGGTCGATCGAGTCGAGCACCGCCGCGATCCGCAGCTGTGTAATCGCCTCGGCGTCGCCGTTGTCGATCGCCTGGATCACCTTGGCGAAGTGCTCATCCGGCTTCACGTCTGCGGCCTTGGCGCCCAGCGTCTGCGCTGCCTCGGCCATGTCGGGCATGAACATTTCCGGCCGGTCGAAGTCGGTCTGCAGCGACCGCAGTGCCTGGCCGGTGTTGCGCTTGGCAGCCGCCACATGCCGCTCAGCCATCAGCGCTGTCTTGTAGGAGCTCCAGGCCCGCTGCTTGAGCCCATCAGGCACCTTGGAGCTGGTGCTGCCCATGAACTGGTGGATCTGATCCAGCGTGCCCAGGTAGCCCTCCTTGGCCATGTCGGAGACGAACCGCAGGCGGGTCATCTTCTCGGCCAGGTTCATAAACCCTGCGGTGTTGTTGGCCAGCGATGTGGCGATGGCGTCCGCGTCGATGTAGTCCTTGTAGGCATTGGCCACGGTCTCCATCAGCCGGTCGCGGCCCCACACCTCCGTCACCAGGCGGAAGTCCTCGGGCGCCATCTGCTTCCAGGTGCCGACCAGCGCCTCGGTGAGCCGCGCCCAGTCCTCGGCATCGCTGATGTTGGCGTTGTCGATCAGCATCCGGTAGTTGACGAACCGGCCATTGCTGCCGACCGGCTTGGAGCGGTTGCCCAGGCCACGCTGCACGATCTGGTTGAGCTCGTTGGACTCAAGCCGGTTGGCAAAGTCGCTGTAGGCCCGGTCGATGTCGGCATCCGTGAGCGAACGGACCGAGCCGTCCTGCATCTTGAACACCCACTGCTTCTTCACCTCGGTGCGCAGGAAGGCTTCGCCTGCCTTGCGTGCGGCCTCGGACGTGGAGAGCTCCTGCCGCAGGCGGTCGTTGTCCTCCTGCAGCTTCTTGTACGCGTCGTCGTAGCTGTTGCAGTTGGTCATAGCGAGCAGCCCTCGTCTTGCATTTTGCGGCGCAGTTCAGCCATGCGCTGTTCGTTGGCTTGGATCTGTTGGCGGGCGGCCTGGTCGGCCGTCTTGGTGCGGGGCCTGGGCATCTGCGCTTCTGGCTCTGGCACTCCATAGAACTGCCGGTACGCCGCGGCCACCGCCTCCACCTCAGGGGTGTTGCGGCCCATGGCCCGATCGTTGATCGCCTTGTCCAGGTCAAGGCCGGGGACACGCTCGGCGTAGAGGTTGCGGCCCTTCTTCACCGCAAGGGATTTGGCCTCCTCGATCGACTTGATCGGGCCTCGCCCTTCGGGGTAGCCGGTGTTGCCCCAGTCGTAGAGGCTCGCCGCCACCGAATCTGCGCGGCTTGCGCTGAGCTTGGTAGAGGCCCTGGCCGGGATGTCGATCTTCGGTGCGGGCGCGGGCGTGTCCGCCAGCTGTAGCGGCTCGGGGCGAACGGGGGCGGGGGCCAGCGCCGGATCCTCCAGCTGATCCAGCTGATCCAGTCCCTCCCGCATCCGCTGCAGTCCTTCGCCCGCCCTCCGGTACAGCCGCGCATCCGACTGCGCGAGCTCCCTGGCCTGCTGCTCGAACAGATCGGCGATGGATGGCCCGGTGTCGCGGGGCATCACCTCAGTGGGCATCACCGGCTCGGGGTCATACCCATCCGTCATCCCCAGCGCCTTCTTCTCCTCGAAGGTCTTGAGCTCGTAGCCCATCGCGTCCTTGGCGCCCTCCTCGGCGATGGCCCGCATCTGCGCATCGCGCTCGGCAAACTCAGCCGCCAGGCGGATCTCATCCGCCACGGCCTGCGCAGCGGGGGTGCCGGGCTCCAACTGGCCGCCACGGGTCTCCAGGTCGGCCCTGGCCAGATCAGGGGTGAGCGCCGGGCCGTCGGGCAGCTCGGGGATCGGTGTCTCGGGTGGCCGCACCTCGGCTTCATCCACAGCGCGGCGGATCACCTCGATCTGCGCGGCTTGGCGCTGCTCGGGGGTGAGCTCCACCGCCTGGGGAATCTGGACGTACTCCTTGCCGTTGGTGGTTCTGAAAGAAAGCCCGTCGTGCCCCGCAGACCTCGCGGCCCGAATCAGCTGATCCATCGTTGCGGATTGCTGCAGGCCCAGTGCCCGCTTGGCCTCTGCCCAGTTCTCCGTTTCCAGCAAGTTGCGAAAGGTCACGTCCTGCTCTGAAACCCGCCCGGCGTCCCCGGCGTACATTTCGGCGACTGAGCGATCAGGGGTCATAAACAGCCCGTCACCGACTGTTGCGGCGCCCTCTGACCCGTCTTTGGTGCCTCGATACAGCCTGATGCCCTGGCCACCCGGCAGGGCCTGCTCATCCATGGCGTTGCGCACCGCCTCTGCCACCTGTTCGCGGATGCGATCGGCGATCACCTTGGCCTTGGCACCGTCCGCGATCTGCCGCGCACCGTCGTTGAGCAGATCGCCCACCGGACCGGGGGCGTACTTGAGCTGGTCGAACATGCCCAGCACCGTCTGCGCATCGGCGGCGATGGCGCGGCTGTTCTCCACGTTGATGACGTTGCCGCCCTGCTCCAGGCGGCCGGCGCCACGGGCGGCGGTGCCAAACACCCGCTTTTCCTTCAACAGGTCGCCACGGATGGCGGTCACCAGATCGGCCTTCTGCCCCATCAGGGACATGGCCTCGGTGTTGCCGAACAGATCCACCTGGCTGCCCTCGACCACCGGGGCGCTGCGGACCTGCTGCACGATCTCGCTGAACTTGGCATCGCTCATGTCCTTGCCAGAGGACAGCGCCTGGTAGGCCCTCTGCATCTGCGTCTCGTCCAGCCCGCTGCCGCCGATCGCCGCGGCCTTGCCAACGGACAGCCGGCCATCCACGGCGGCCTGAAAGATGTTGTCGGGCAGCTGGGACAACGCCAGCCCACGGGCAGCGTGGCCATCGGTCATCGGCGCACCCATCCGCTGCAGCTGCTCGGGGCTGGTGATGCCGCTGTCGCGCATGAACTTGGCGGCATCGAACACCGTGCCGCGACCCTCCTTGATGTTCGCCAGCGCCCCCAGCGCCCGGGCCTCCTCGGCGGTGGCGGCCGGCAGCTCGCGCACCGGCACCGTGGGCACCCCCAGTTGGTTGGCGCGGGCCAGCCGGTTGTGGCCGTTCACCACATAGGTGGCGCCATTGGCCGGATCGGTCCACACATCCAGCGTGCCCTCGGCCACCGTGTCCCAGCGGTCCACGCCCGCCAGGCTGTTGCCGCCCTGCTCGCCAACCTCGTTGACACCCTGCTTGAACTGGAAGCGTTGCGGGTCGGCCTGGATCTCGCCCGTGGGGCGGAATGACTGCTGCCAGTCGCGCACCAGCAGGGCCTGGCCGGACTGCTCCCGGTACTTGGCGAGGCCCTCGATGATGTCGGCCTTGGTGAACTCCTCGAACTCGCGGCCGGTGATGTCGCCGATCAGCTGGGCCAGGGCCGGGTTGTTCTCCGGTGCGGCGGCGCCCCGCAGCGTCTCCAGCGGCATCGCCTCCAGCGTCTGCTCGTAGGGCAGCGGCTGGCCATCGCCACCGATCCGCTCAGCCACGCTCTCGGCCGGCGCCATCACCCGGCCCTGCTCCAGCTCGGGCCGCACCGGCATGGCCTCCCTGGCCATGAGCAGTTCGTCAATGCGCGGCACCACCGGGCCGGGTTGGGCCAGCAGCGCCTGCAGGTCGGTGTCGTCCAGGTCCCGGACGAGGTTGAACACCACATCCGCCTCGGGCAGCTCGGGGTCGTAGATCAGCTCGAACGGGTCGATCTCGACGCCCTCCACCTCCAGCTCGCCGCTGGCATCTGCAGCGGGGGCAGCGGCCGGTTCGGCATCGGCCTTGGGTGCCGGGGCTGCCTCAGTCGTGGGGGCGGCATCGGCCGCATCAGCCGGGGGGCGTGCTGGCGTTGCCGGTTGATCGCCCCGCAGGCTGCCGAACACCGTCTGCGGCTGGTCGGTTTCGCCGATGTCCTCGAAGAACTGGTTGATCCGCGCCTGCTGGCCGGTCGGGTCGGGCTCGGTGGGCTTGAAGGCCGTCGCACCCGTGGCCGGATCGGTCTGGGTGACACCGGCCTGCTGCAGCTGCGTGCGGGCATCCGTGACCTGCGAGACCGTGCGCCGATCGCGCAGCCACCGGCGGGTGTTCCTGAAGCCCCCGGCTGCTTCGCCCGCCCCGGACAGCAGCAGGCCGGGGATGGCATTGGGGATCAGCGACTTCACCGCCGAGTCGATCCAGTCGTCCTCGCCGACATTCACCGACAGGGGCAGCGGACGGCCAAAGGCCTCGCCCAGGTTGGCCGGGTTGCCGCCACGGTTGTCATCGAAGAAGGTGCTCAGCACCTCACCAGCTGCCAGCCGCAAGCCGCCGGTCACCACGGCGCCAGCGGCGCCAACACCGATGGCGGGGATGGCCTTGGCCGCCACGGCGGTGCCGACGATGCCAGCGCCAGTACCGCGGGCGACCGCATCCAGGCCCCGCTCAAACTGGTTCTGCTGCCCTGGCGGGGTGGCGCCCAGCACCCGGTAGCCGGCATCGCTGATGCGCTCCACCAGGCTGTTTGCCCCGGCGTTCTCCGGGTTGGCCGGCCGGCCGCGGACCTTCTGCGTGAGGGCGATGCCCAGCTTGGCGGCGTTCTCGGCCGCGCCCACGGTGAGGCCCGCCTGCAGGTTGCGGCCGGTCTTGCCCAGCACCGTTGGCAGGGCGTTCACCACATTCACGCCAGGCAGCGCTCTGGTGACCGCCTGGCCAACACTGCGCAGGGGGCCCTGCTGTGCCCGCTGGTTCGTGGCCTGCGCCTGGCGGCCGATGTAGCGCAGCTCGTTGCCGATCACCCCCAGCGGGTCGCTGAAGATCGAGCGGTTGAGCTTGCCGCTGCCCTTGAGCTTCCCGAAGGACTTGGGCGACTGCCACCGCCAATCTGGCCCAGCCCACACCACCTGCCGGCCGCCCAGGATGGACTTGGCGCCGATCGGGCGGTTCTCGTCGGTGTGCTTGGCCTGGGGCTGGTCGCGGACGACAGGCTGCGCGGGCCCGGTGAGTTTCAGTGGCATGGGCTATCTCCTGGTGAGTTGGGTCGGCGTTGTCATCTGCCCATCTCCTCCCGCAGCACCCGGTCGTAGTAGGCCTTGAGCTGAGCGAAGCTCTTGCCACCCTGCCCGTAGTAGCTGGTGCCGGTTTTCGCGGCCGGGAAGCTGGCCCATTCGGGCGCAAGGCGGTCGGCCACCTGCAACGTGAAGCCGCCGGGCAAGCGCGGGTCCACTCCGCGAAGCCGCACCAGCTCCAGCGCGGCCTTGTCCTGCCGGGCCGGGGTCATCGCCCCACCGCCAACGCGGTCCCAGGTGGTTGACAGGAACTGGTAGGCGCCGGCCGCATCGGACGACAGGCCGTTGCTGCTGTTGATGCGCCTGGGGTGGCGGCTGAGGTCGCTGAACTTCGCGCCAGTGAACATGGTCCGGTAGCCGTCAGGCCCCGCCGTGCCCTCGGCCCATCGGATGGTGCGCAGCAGCGCACGCTGTTGAGGGCTCAAGCCAGGCGCTGCGGTGTAGATCCCGCCGCTGCTGATCCCGCCGCTCCGCGTCGCCACCTGCCCACCACCGCCAACACCCACCGCCGACCGCAGCCGGGGCTGGGACTGCGATGCGACAGCTGGCTTGGTGCCCATCACCATGTCGAGCATCCAGCCAGCCGCCCGCGCCACCGGGCTGTCCTGTGGCGATCTGGCAGCGGTCTGCGTGGGCTGCGCTGCGCTGCGGGTGGCCTGCGCCCGCCGGCCGTCGCGCTGCAATCGGTCGCGTTCTTCTGGCGTCACTCGAATCCCTCCGGGGTAGTAGTCGATGTGCTTGTTGAGCAGGGCGCCTGGGGTGGTGCCGGCGTCCTTGGCGAACCGCTGCAGCGCTGCGCTGGGCTTGCCGCCCTCGTAGAGGATCCGGTTGGCCTCGGTGACGACCGACTGCGCATCCAGCACCGGCTCGGATCGCCAGCTGCGCACCCGGCTCTGCCGGTCGGGGATGTTGTCCAGCTGGCCGCTGGGGTACACCGGCTTGGTGGCGGGCCTGGTGCCAGGTGGCGGGCCCTGCCGCTGGGCGCCGCTCCCTGCCGCTGCTCCCTGCTGCTGCGGCTGGCTGCCGGCAACACCCGGCTGGCCATCGACGCCGGGGAACAGGTACTTGCGGGCGGCCTGGTCGCTGCGCCCGTATTCATCAACTGCCTGGGTGGCCACGGAAACCGTCTCCGCTGCCGTGAGCGGTGCTCCCTTCTTGCCCTCGGCCTCCGAGATCCGGTTGCGGACGTGCGCCTGATAGGCCGAATACTGCCGCTGCGCCGACTGCGCGGCGTTGGCATCGCCCAGGCCAGCCATCACCTGCTCGATGTTGCCGCCGCGCAGCGCTGCTTCGGTGACCGTGCGGGGGTAGTTGGCGAGCAGGTTGGCCTTGATCTTGCGGTCGATCACCCCGTTGGCTTCGCGGCTGGTGGGCGATGCCTCGCGCTCGTTGTTGCGGCGGCTGATCGCGGCGAACTGCTGCCGCAGCGCAGGCTTCTGATCCTCCGGAGCCCCGGCCAGGGCCGCCTCGAACTCGCTGACGGCCTCGCTGGCGTTCCACTGGGTCCCCACCCGGCCGTCCATGTCCTGCAACAGGGCCGCCACCCCATCGGCGCTGCGGCCCAGGGCCGTCACCTTGTCGATGGTGGTGCTGACGCTCTGCTCGGCCTCCAGCTTCTGGCTCAGCGGCAGAGCCTGGAAGCGTGGGTCATCCCGCAGCTTTTCGATCTCCTGTAGCCGGGTCGCGCCATCAGGCATCCCATAGGTCTTGTTGATCAGCTCGTCCTGGTACGCCTGGCCCAGCGATTCCTGCTCGCGCTGCTGCCGCTTGTAGAACACCTCCCCGTATTTGATCTCGGCATCGAGCGCTTCGGCCGTCATGTAGAACATGGCGTTCGGCCGCTGCCCGAACTTGTCCGGCGGACCGACGCTGATCTGCCGCAGCAGGTCCCGCAGCTCCGTGTTCCCGGCTGACTCGGCCAGCGCCAGTGCGCCCTCGATCGCCTTCACCTTCATCGGGGTCACCTCGCCAGCGATCCCCAGCTCGTCCGCGAAGCCGTCAAGCGTCAGCGTCCATGCGGCGATGACAGCGGTGCGGAAGCGGCTGCCCTGGTCGGGGGTGATGCGCTCCCCGTTGAACTCGATGCCATCCCGCAGCGCGGTCCCATAGATGCCCAGCAGCTGGGCCTGGGCCGTGCGCCACACCGAGTTTTTGAGGTAGGCCTGTCGGTCCTGCCACTGGAGATCCGTAACCTTGTCGCTGGCCTGGTTCAGCTGCGGCAGGAACTTCTGCGCAAACCCGGGCGAGGTTTCATCCAGCTGGTACTTCTGCGCCAGGCCTTGCGTCACATTGGCCTTGAGCTGCGCCAGCCGGGGGTCGCCTTCCTTCCACGTGAAGGCCGGTTCTTGCCCGTCGGCGCCCTTCAGCGCTTGCCGGTAGGCCGCGAGCATGGCGCCCGGGGCCTCGGCCGCGGCCAGTTCGGTCAGCCGCCGCTGCCGCCCTGCTGCGCGGAACGGGTTGACCTGATCCATCATCAGGGCTGCGATCGGGTCCTGCACCGACAGCTTCCGGTTCTCGGCCGCGTACTCAGCACCGGACTGGGCGACCTGCTCATCGAGCAGCGCCTTGGCCCGCATCGCCTCGTTGATGCCCTGCTGCACCTCGTTCTTGGCGTAGAGCGCCAGCCCGGTGCCCACCAGCTGCGTCAGCTGCTGGTTGAACGGCGCCAGCGCTGCAGCAGTGCGGGCGAAGTTGTTGGCGCCGCCGATGCTGCCGCCGCTGCCTTGCTGGATCACATTGATCTGCGCCACCCGCGGGATCTCCAGCGGCCCAGCCGGTGCTGCCACCTGCCGCTGCGCAGGCTGGATGAAGGTGCTCAGCGGCTGCGCCTCGGGGCGGATCTGGTTCAGCGGAAGGTCCCTGCTCATGCGCCGGCTGCAATGTTGGAGAGGGTGGAGTAGGCGCTGAGGCCGGTGCTCACGCCACCCATCAGGCCGGTCAGCCCGCCCAGCACGCCAGGGCCGCTACTCGGCCGCGCACCGGTGAGCGTCGGCGCAGGTGGGGCCAGCAGCGTCGGCAGCGGCTGGAAGGGCCGCATCGGCTCCAGATACGGCTGCTGCTCGTAGAACTGCTGGCTGTTGTACCGGCTCAGGAACTGCGTCACCTGCGCGGTCTGCACCCGCGTGTACTGCCTGCTGCGCAGCCCCTCGTTGATCTGCTGGATCGTGGCGTAGTCGCCCTGCTGGCGGGCGTAGTCGTTGATCAGCCGGTCGATGCTGCCGCCTTCCTGCCCACTGGCCGCCACCGATGCCCGCGCCTTGAGCGCTGCCACCTGGTACTGCTGGTAGGCCACGGCATCAGCCATTGAGGCCTCGGCGAACTGCTGGCTCAGCGCCTGCGACTGCAGGGCAAAGTCAGCGCCGGCCGCGGCCCGCGTCTGCCCCACCACTTCGGCCTGAGCGATCGCCTTGCTCAGCTCGAAGTTGCGCAGGCTGTTCACATAGGCCCGCTGCTGGTTGTAGGCCAGCGTCGATTGCCAGTATTGGTACTGCTGGTTTGCGTCGGTGTAGCGCTTGGTGAACGCCGCCTGCCACTGGGCGAACTGCTGATTGGCGCCCTGCAGCGCTCGCTGGTTGAGATAGTCCTGCTCGGCGGCGGCCTGCTCCTGCGAAGCGCCAAAGATCCCCAGGCCTGCGTTCAGGCCACCCATCGCCAGGGATAGACCCATCAGGGGCGCAACCATCACGCCCTCCTCTCGAAGTAGGCGAACAGCTGCCCGCAGGGCCCGTGCGGCGCAGGCGTGCCGATCTCAAACCCCAGCGACCGCAGCCACCGCAGAGTGATCACATTGCTGGCCAGGGCCAGGTTCCATAGCGGGCCGGCGCCATCGGCGATCAGCTCATCCACCCAGACCTTTGCACCCCTGGAGAACTGCCGGCGATGGGACGGTGTGGCCAGCAGCCCATCGGTGGCCAGCAGCCAAATCCTCCCCCTTGGCGCAATGCCACACAGGCCCACTGGCTCTCCGCTGTCGCCCTCTATGCAACGGCAATCAGGGCTGTTCTGCCAGCTGGTCATCACAGCTTCCGCCGGTTGCATCCCATTACTGCAGAACACCTCGAAGGCATCCTGCTTGCGCAGGTGGCGGGCGATGTGCAGCACCCGCTCTTTTGTCGGCGACGCCCAGTTCATCGCATTGCCCTCGCCTTGGTGTGGACCATCCCCACCCATTCGCAGCTGGCGAAGCGGCACGGGCGGGCGGTGCTGTTGCGCAGCTCGACCACGCACTTCTCACCGTTCGACTGGATCGGCACCGTGAACACCCCCTCCTGCAGCGAGTCGGCATAGGGCCCCTCCTCCTCGATGCCGACCAGCGAATTGCGCACCGCCAGGGCGCTGTGGGTGAAGGTGTAGACAGCCGGCTCGCGGCGTTCGGCCAGCACCCAGGCCTCGAAGAACTCGCTGCCGTGGTAGCGGATCTTGGCGTGGCGCACTTGCAGCCGCTCGACATTGCCCGGCACCCGGCCGCCGCCGGCATCCCGGTAGAGCCGGAAGCGGGTGAAGCGGTACAGGAACTCGTAGGCAGCTCCGAACCACACCTCCTTGTTGCGCCAGTCACCCCTGGCCGTGATGCGTCGGCCGC